AAAATCATACTCAGATTTACTTAAAGAAATTTACGATAACCAAAAGAAAAAAGAAACACAAATTAGTGCATTAATCAACGAATTAAAACCACTAATCAGTGATATAGGTGATGCTACAATGATTGTTCCACTCATTAAAGAATATATGGAACTTGGCATTAAAAACGATGAAGCACTCATTAAAGTAGCAACAATATTTCAACGTATATTTGCAAACGAAGGAACAGAAGAAAACGGGTTTGGTATTTCGGAAGCAGAAAAAGAACAATTGTTAAATGAAATAAACAATTTATCACTACCCCCTAAAAACGAAGTATAAATGGGATATAAAAGAGGACTTTCTTCAAATGAAACATTACAACCTAGTATATTATCAGGAGGTATAAAAGAATTTGGGGATATAAAAGATGAATTAAAAAACATTATCCAATATGGAACAGTAATTGATAGCATTTTAAATGAAGATTACCCCAATATTTTGGATTATGGGGGAATAAATGCTATTGGAGGAATTTTATTTAAACCTATTAATTTTGAAACCTCGGGAACAACTTTTGCAAAACCTTTATTCCCTAATTTAATTAATCCTCCTTTAAAAAATGAATTAGTAATTGTATTTAAATTTATATCAACTGAAGAAGATCCAACAGTAAAAGATCGAAAAGAAGATTATTATTATCTTACTTCTGTTAATATATGGAATAACCCTAATTGTAACCCTTTACCAACAAAACAAGGAACTCTTTCAAAGAAAAAAACATATAATGAAGTTGAAGCAGGTTCTCCTAATAATATTACTGAACAAGAAATAGATGATCAATCTTTAAATTTTAATAGTTCTTTAAACCCTTCCCAAAATACTTTTGAAGAAAAATCAAACATTAATACTTTATTACCCTTTGCAGGAGATACTATACATCAAGGAAATTTTGGAAATAGTATAAGATTAGGAAGTACGGCCTATTCTGTAAATGCTTTTAACTCCCCAAGAAATAACTGGTCCCAAAACGAAAATAATGGAAATCCTATTACTATAATAAGAAATGGTCAAAACCCAAATATCAAAAATGGTGATTTTGAACCTATAACTGAAGATATAAATAAAGATTTTTCTTCAATATATTTAACATCTGACCAAATAATACCAATACAAGTATCTAATAATAACTATAGATCTTTTTCTGGTTTTTTACCTATATCCCCAGGATTGTATGAAAAATCCCAAGTAATAATTAATTCAGACAGGTTAGTTTTTAATTCTAAAAAAGATAGCATTTTAATGAGTTCAAATAAATCAATGTTTATAGGAGCAAATTCTTCTTTTAATGTAACAACTAAAGAAACAATTATAGATTCTTTTGATATAAGATTAGGAAGTAAAGATGCTAATCAATCTATAATTTTAGGTGATAAATTCTTAACAGATTTAAAAACTATTTTAAAAGAATTATCTACTCTTTGCACTGCTATAGGAAAGATAACAGAAGTAGCAGATGTAAATATTGAAACGGGAGAAATAACTATAGGACCTGCTGTGAACGGAAAATTAAAATTATTATCAAAGAATTTTACTACCATGTTAGAAGGATCTGGAGAAGGATTTATAGATTTAATGGAAAGTTATAAATCTCAAGTTAATAAAATTATATAGTAATGAGTAATGTATATGATAATAGTAAAAAAGGATCAAACTCACAAGATAGTAAGGGTTATAAACATTTTATTGAAGATTATGAAAATATATCACGTCTATATCGCGAAAATAAAGGATCACTTACATTTCCTTATGAAAAAACCACAAGTGGTTATACTAGTTATATTGGAGATATTCAAGATAAAATAATAGATAGTGGTGATAATGTTGTTGGTCAAGATGAGGTTCCTATAAGAACAATAAACCAAGGTATACAATCCGTAGATGAGGATGGAAATATAAAAGTAGAATATTTTTATGAAGCAAAAATTGTAGATATAGAACCTGATTCTCCCCCTCGTTTTGAAGATTTATCACAAAAAGAACAAAAAGAAATAATTTATAATTTAAAAAACAAACCTCCTTATGTTGATGTTGAAGGAAAATTTAGATATGTTGCTTATCCCCCACAAATGTCAAGAACAGGACCAATAAGTTGGTACGATGAAAAATACCGAATCCCTCTAACAGATAAAGAATTAGATAAAATTTTAAATCCTCCCTCTCCAAATCAAAACCAACAATCATCAAATACATCAACCATAGTAATAGAGGTATCAAATAACGCAGGACTTCCCACCTTTGACTATGTTGATGAATTATTTGATTTTAATGCCTCCCAATATCCTCTAATAGGTGGAACAATAGATGACACGGGGTTAACAGAAAAAATAAATAATGCTATTGAATATGTTCAACTTGTTTTTAATAATAACCCTCCTAGAATAGAAGCACCAGGGGCAAGAATTTATTCAATTAACCCTGATACAGAAGATATAACAATAGAAGAAGATTATTTTGAACAAAAATATCCTACCGAGGGATCTTTAGTTGAATTTATAGATGAAGGGGCAAGTATACCCTATACTTTTCATGGTTCTGTAGTGGATGCTAAAACAGGAGAATCTTTAGACCCTGATTCCAAAACCCTTATAGAGGACCAAAGAAAAAATTATACTTATGCTGATAAAAATGGAAAATTTTCTATAAAAGGAGAATATGCTATAGGAGAAATTGTAACACTTACTTTTTCTAATGATAAAGCACTAGAATTAAATTCAAACAAAAAATATTATAATCCCAATACTATTCCTATTATAACAAGCAATGGTCAATTTATTTCCAAAACACTTTTTGAGTTATATCCTAATCCATCAACTTCTCAATCAAATTTAAAAGTAAAACTAACCCCTGATTCTGAAAAAAAAATATTAGAAGAAGAAGAAATTAAAAATTTTGTAGGAGTTATAGTTTCAAAAGCAATAGATGAAATTTCAAATAGACTTTACCCTTTTATAATAAATAAATTACTAACAGAACCTTTTGGTATAGAAGATCCAATAGAATTAATTGAAAAAGCAAAAAAAGCTTTAACAAATGAAAAAAATCAATATAAAAAATCATTAAAAAAACTTAAATTACCACTAACAGAAAGAAATGGCGATGAAGTATTAACAATTAATGGAGAATTACCTACACTAAAGTTTGCAGGTGATTATGATGAAATTATATGGAGTAAAGATGAAATAAATGATTTTACACTCTTTATACAACAACTTGAACCCTTTGAATCCTTCACAGATTCAAGAGGAGATATTTATACTATAGACCAATTTAGAAGAATTTTCCCAGGTGATAAAAATACTTTTCTTTCGGATAAGTTTGAAGTAAAAAACAACCCCTTAGCACCAGTACCACTTGAAAATTCTATGCTTGACGCTGTAGGTATACCTGATGAAAATTTAGTTGATCAATTTAGTCAAAGAAATGATCCATCTTCAAATTATAGAAATTATGGTGGACCTGAAAAATATGCCCAACAGTTTGGAGAACCTGGGGTATTTTATGAACCTGGAACTATACTTGTAGACGGTTCTTCTGTAGATTTTGGTACATATACATCTGTAGAGTTTATAGAAATTCCAAGTCCTCCTGCGGATGGAGCTGGTAGTGATGGTGATCGTCCTCCTCCAGGTGGTGGTGGTGGTGGAGGAATTAATTCCAAAATAAAAGAGGGGTTAAGAACATATAGAATGAGGCCCAAAGGACTAAAGAAACAAATATTAAAAGGGGGAAATAGTATTTTCAGAGCTAAATTTAAAAATAAAAGAAGGACTAAATAAACAAATATTAATTTAAATTTTAACACATGGAACAGTTAATTAAAAATGAAATTAAAAAAATTATTGATAGAAAAAAAGTTTGTCCTGCTAATATAAAAGAATTAAATAAAATAATTAATTTAAAAAATCAACTAACTAAACAATTAAATAATATATATTCTAAAGTAGAATCTATTAATAATATTTTAAACCCCATCACAGAGATAATTCCAAAAACTAAAACAGGCATTCAAATAGCCCAAACAGCTATAGATGCTATTTCATTTATCCCATCAACATTAGCAACACCAATACCAGTTGGTCCTATTTTACAAGGTCAAAAAGCAATAAAAATTTTAAGAAGTTTAATAGGAAAAGGAGAAGGTAAAATAACCCAAGGTACATCTCAATTAAGTTTTTTATTAAATAAACTTCAAACAGTTATTGATTTATTAGAAATAGTTGATTTAGCAATAAATTCATGTGCTGAAGAATTAGGAGGAGATTTAGAAGAACAAGAACAAATAACTCAAGAATTATTAGATTCTACTAATCAACAAGAACAACAATTATCTCCTGTTATAAATAGTTTTAATGGGTTTGATTTAAGTGTAGTTGCTGTTGAAGGTTCTACTGTAGGAACTTTAAAAAGAAGACAAGCTATTGCTACAAACCCTCAAGGAATAATAATGTTAAGAGGAGAACCCTCATTTTCGTCAAATGACCAAATACTAATTGACCAGTTAGCATTTTCTCTCAAACAAAATAATTTAAAAGCAGATTAATTTAATATTTATAACAAACACAACAATGAAAACCGAAGCACTTAAAAAAATAATCAAAGAAGCCGTTAGAGAGGCCATACAAGAGGAGCTAAAGGAAGTTTTACTAGAAGCAGTTAAAGCACCTAAAGCTGTAGTTACACAACCAATACAAGAAAGTATTACATCAACTACACCTGCACCTGTTACACAAACACCTAAAAAATCTTTAACTGAACAAAGACAATCTTATTTAGATATTATAGGTGAAACTGGATTAAATATGAAAAGTGGAGATGCTCAAGGATTTGGTAATAGACCATTTAACCCTCAAGGGATAGGAGATACAACATCTGCAAATGGAGCACTACCAGGAGGAGAAGTTAATATGGATCAAATAATGGGATTAATGACTAAATAATGGCATTCGGACAACAACAAATATTTCCAATAGACTTTAATAAAAGTGCTGCTGTAGGGATAAATATACCCTTTTCTATTCCAACAGCTTTTCAACCTAATTATACTACTAAAGAAGCAATAAAAAACAATTTACTTAATTTTTTTTTAACTAACCCTGGAGAAAGACCTTTAAACCCTGGGTTTGGTGGAGGATTAAGAAATTTTTTATTTGAACAAATAACAGACGGGAATTTAGATTTTTTAAAAGTTCAAATAGATAATAAATTAAAATTTTATTTTCCAAATATTATTGTTCAAGATTTAAAAATAACAGAACAATCAGACAATAACTTAATTAATGTAACCCTAAAGTATAAAGTTAAGAATACTAATATAGAAGATACATTACAAATAGATTTTGCATAATGGCTACAAAGACAAATAGAGATATAAAATATTTAAATAGAGATTTTTCAAACATAAGAGCTAAATTAGTAGAGTTTTCTAAAACATACTATCCTAATACTTATAATGATTTTTCCCCTACATCACCAGGTATGATGTTTATGGAACAAGCAGCTTATGTAGGAGATATAATGTCTTTTTATTTAGATAACCAAATAACAGAAACTTACACTCAATTTGCAAAACAAACAAATAATTTATATGAATTAGCTTATATGTTTGGTTATAAACCAAAGATTTCAAATGCATCTCAAGTTGAAGTAGAATTATACCAACAAATACCTGCAGTTTTAGTAAGTGGGGAATACATCCCAGATTATAACTATGCTCTAGTAATTGAAGGAAACACTCAATTATCAACTACTATAAACCCTACTCAAAATTTTATAATACAAGATAAATGTGATTTTTCTATAAATACAAATTTAGATCCTACCGAGATATCTATATATGAGGTTTTAGGAAATAACCCTGTAAGTTTTTTATTAAAAAAAACAAGAAAAGCAATATCTGCAACTATATCTACTCAAAATATTTCATTTAGTGAATTTTCTCCTTTTCCAACAATAGATATTGAATCCGATAATATATTAAAAATACTAGATATTACAGATTCAGATGGTAATAAATGGAGTGAAGTAGATTATTTAGGTCAAGAAATGGTTTATGATAGCATTAAAAACACAAACCCAAATGACCCTAATAATGTAGAAAATGCTGGTGAGGTACCTTATTTACTTCAATTAAAAAAAGTACAAAGACGTTTTGCTACAAGATTTACATCTAAAACAAACCTTCAAATTCAATTTGGAGCCGGTAACCCAAATGACACCGATGAATTAATAACACCAAACCCAAATAATGTAGGTATAGGTTTACCATTTGAGCAAGATAAACTTACAACAGCATACTCTCCAACGAATTTTTTATTTACAAAAACTTATGGGATTGCTCCTACCAATACCACTTTAACTATAAGGTATTTAACAGGTGGAGGAGTTGAATCTAATATTGCTTCTGAAGTATTAACTAATATAGATACCTCTAATACTAAATTTTTAAATTCAACTTTAAATTCTGTAATAGCTAGTAATATTTTTAATTCTATTGCAGTTACTAATCCCGAAGCTGCTGATGGTGGTAATAGTAGAGACACAACTGAAGAAATTAGACAAAATACTATAATGCAAATATCTACTCAACAAAGAACTGTTACTTTAGATGACTATAAAATAAGAGCTATGAGTATGCCCTCAGATTTTGGGACCATTGCTAAATTATATATAGAAAAACCATCATTAGATAATCAAACTTCTACAGTTGAAACCTTATGTATGTATATTTTATCTTTAGATTCTGAAGGTAGATTATCATCTCCAACTCAAACATTAAAGAAAAATCTAAGAACTTATTTATCTCAATATAGAATGATAGGTGATAGTATTGAAATTAAAGATGCTTATATTATTAATATAGCTATAGATTTTGAAATTGTAGTATTACCTAATTTTATAAATAGTCAGGTAATATTATCATGTATACAATCGTTACAAGAATATTTTAATTTAGATAACTGGCAATTAAATCAACCTATCATTTTAAAAAATCTATTTATTTTATTAGACCAAATTGAAGGAGTACAAACTGTAAAAAATATTAGCATTACTAATAAAAAAGGAACAACCTTAGGTTATTCTGAATATTCTTATGATATACCTGCAGCTTTAGTTGATGGTGTCATTTATCCTAGTTTAGATACTTCTATATTTGAAGTAAAATATCTTAATGATGATATTAAGGGAAAAGTAGTACTATTATAAAATTAAAAAATGACAGATAATACCCCAAAATCCCCAGAAACATCCTTATTAATTAAATTAAATGATAAGCAATCTTTATTAGATCCTATAATTAGAACTAATTCTATAAATATTCCTACAGGAATATACCAAAATATTAAAATTAGTTACCCACATGCTCAAGATACGGCACCTCAAGGTGGACCTTTAGAAACAAGAGATAATAAAATAGCAAAATTTACATTAAACCAATTTAGTGAAACTTCTAAATATGAAAATTACATAAAAAATGTTCAAATAATTCCATTTAAACCTAATAAAGATCAACCAAAATCTAATATTAAAGATACTTTAAAAAGTGCTTTTGGTTCATTTAATGGGATATAAAGTTAAAATAAATTAAACATGGCAATATATAAACTTTTTCCATATAAAGATACTACATTATATTCATTCTACCCAAATATGAATACTGGAATAGACCCCATTACAACTATATCAAACTTAAATATAGCAGTAGATTCTAATCCTCAAGTAGCTAGATTTTTAACAGAATTTGTTCAAGAAGAAATAGAAGATATTATTAACAATAAAATTAACGGAAAATCCTGGGATGTAGATTTTAGGTCTTACATAGCAACCGCTCAAGGAATAGTTGAAGCCACAGATATTTCTGTACATCCTTTAGCACAATTTTGGTATAATGGTACTGGAACCTATTTAGATATACCTCAAACAACCGATGGATGTAGTTGGAATTCCCCCAATTTTAAAAACTCAGGTATTACTTGGAATATAAGTGGGTCTGATTCTACAAATCATTATGTTACAAGTTCTTTTAATACTACTTTTACTAATGTAGGAGGTGGAGCTTGGTATCATAGTGGATCAGATGGTACTTTATATAGTGTAACTCAATCATTTGATACAAGATCAACAAAAGATTTAAAAGTTAATGCTAAAACAGTAGTTTCATTATGGTACAGTAGTTCTTTAGGAATTAATATTTCAGCATCTTTACCCAATTATGGTTTTATTACTAAATGGGAAAATAGTGTAGAATTTAATCAAAATACACAAATCCAACCTGTAATGCAATTTTACAGTGTTGATACTAATACTATATACCCTCCACAACTAGAATTTAAATGGAGAGATTACCAAAGTGTATTAACTGGATCAGCTACAGCTAGCATAGTAGATACTACTAATTTAATATCTTCATTAGCTGAAAACCCAGGATATTTTACACCACAAAGTATAAACAGATTTAGATTTAATGTAGCAGCTAAATACCCAATTAGAACATTCTCTACAGCATCTCAATTTACAGGAACTAATTATTTACCAACATCTTCATATTATGCTATAAAA